AGACCCCATGCGCCGCTGTTGATGGCGTTCTGCACTGAGGTGTAGTAATCGTCAAAAGAAACTTCGTCGTCGACTTCGATGTTGTTGATGTCATTCAATGTCAGCATGGTGATCTCCTCAAAATGGTGCTGGTTCAAACTTGATCCAATCGATCTTTGGCTTGCGTGCCCGGGGTACTTTGCGGGTGATGTGTGGGTAGGCTGGTTTGTCCCAGACCCAGCGCACCACCGCGCCTTCGTCATCGAGAATCCCGTACTGAATCATTGGTTACTAAGATGGCGGAAGTTGTAGTACACGCCATCACGCTTGCACCAACCAACAATATCTGCGCGTTCTGCCAGCAGATCTTTGCTGTCTTGAATGTTGAAAAGCAAGTGATCCCAATCTTCACGAAGTTGACCCTTGAGCCAGTTGAGCGCGTAGCGACCGTTGTCGCGGATCAAACGGCGGGTTTGAAAGTATTCAGTTTTTGTCATGGTTATCTCCTGATTAACGAGCAGTAGTTTTGATGCTGAACACAGCGGTCGTGCTGGTGTACTCGGCAATCTTGTCGGCGCTCACGCCCAGATCAGCAGCCAGCTTTTTCCAATCGGTGACCGAGCGGTTTGACTCGACATAGGTTGCCTTGAACAAGGCGCCTTCAAACACGGTGGCACCGCCGTTGCTGGCGACATCCTTGAGTGCGTCTTTGATGGCGTCGGCTTGCTTGGTCAGCGTTGCAATGTGAGCAAGCAGGGCGCCCAGCTCGTCGACTGCGGAAGGGTTGGTGTTGATGGTTGTCATGTCGTTTTCTCCTTGTGAACTGTTGATCATTTCTCAACGGTTCCCATCTTAACACGAAACCAATTTCGCGTGTCAACAAGTTTTTTTATGTGGCGTTATGTTCCGTGTTGTATCACCGCAACAGGTGGGCTGGAACCCGCATGCAGCAAGGCTCTTGCGCTATTGTTGAGGTTCGTGCAACATACGGGGATGACTGAATTTGCTACCCCTCCCGTTGAAATAATCGTCAAAGAATTTGGCGGTGTCCGCAAACTTGCCAAGGCGATTGACCGTGACCCGGCTGCAATCTGCCGCTGGCGCAAGACAGGCGTCGTGCCCACCTCGGTGCAGCGCAAGGTGCTGGAGGTCGCGTGGGAGCGCGGCATCACCATCACCGCCCATGAGATGATCTTTGGTCGCAAGGCATGACCGAGATAGTCCTGCCATTCCCACCTACTGAACTCTCGCCCAACGGGCGCCTGCACTGGGCTGTACTAGCCCGGGCAAAAAAGCAGTACCGGGAGCTGTGCTACTACAACACGCTCGAGCAGAAAGCGGTCGCGCCCAAGGGCGACAAGATCCGCCTCGAGCTGACCTTCTACAAACCCAATCGCCGGTCGATGGATCGTGACAATTTGCTTGCCCGCATGAAGGCTGGGCTGGATGGCGTTTGTGATGCGTTGAAAATTGATGACAGCAGGTTTGATCCTGTTGTGGTCAGTGTTGCCGACATCGTCGGCGGCTTTGTTCGTGTTCGCTTACAAGGAGAAAATGATGGCGAAGAAACTGTATGACCTCGCGGTGAAGACCGGCGAGTACAAAGACTCAACCGGCGCAGCCAAAGGGCGCTGGCAAAACATTGGCGCGGTGATGCAATCCGACGATGGATCAAAATTCATCATGCTGGCAAAGTGGTTCAACCCGGCAGGCGTGCCAGATCTGAGCGGCAAGAATCCCACCAGCGAATCGATCCTGCTGTCGATGTTCCAGCCGAAGGACAAAGACGGTCAGGCGCAGCAAACGCAACAAACGCAACGAGCACCAGCCGCGGCGCCAGCAGGCGGACCGGCTGACATGGACGACGACATCCCATTCTGAGGTACCTATGCAAACGCTTGAAGACATTCGCACATGGGCGCATGCCCGCAATCTGATCAACGGCAGCACGCCCGAGAAGCAATTCACGAAGCTGATCGAGGAGGCTGGCGAGCTGGCTGAAGGCATCAGCAAGGGGCGCGTGGAGCGCGTGATCGACGGCATCGGCGACATGGTGGTGGTGCTCACCATTCTTGCTGAGATGCACGGCGTCGGAATCGAAGCCTGCATTGCCTATGCCTATAACGAGATCAAGGACCGCAAAGGTCGCATGATCGATGGCGTTTTCGTGAAAGAAGCAGACCTGTAAAAAACTTCTTGACACACCCTCTTGGTCTTGGTTTAGAATTAGAAAACCATCAACCAAGAGGAGTGTGAAATTGGAATCCCCCCGCATTCAAGCTGCCAAACAAGGTCAGCGCAAGTACACCGGGAAGCCCTGCAAAGCCTGCGGCGAGACCCTGCGGTACACCATCAACTCAGCCTGTGTCGCGTGCACGAATCGTGCGAAAGAAAAAGACGCGTCAAACATCAAGACTCTGCTCGAGCAAGCAGAGAGGGCTGGTGCGTGATGCACTTCTATTCATTCAACATTGGCGACTACGCCAGCCACACAAGGCATCTTTCAGCGATGGAAGACCTCGCCTACCGTCGGCTGCTCGACCTTTACTACCTACATGAACAACCGTTGAACGAGCGTTTAACGACCGTTGCACGGGCGATCAACATGAGGGATCACGAGGAAGAAGTGGGCGCTGTACTCGAAGAGTTTTTTGTTTTGGTGGAAGGCGCCGGATGGGTCAATCGGCGTGCCGATGAAGAGATCGCGAAGTATCACAGCAAGCTGGAAGCCGCATCCAGAGCGGGCAAAGCCTCTGCTGAACGCCGGTCCAACATCCGTTCAACGACCGAGCAACCAAACAAGAAACAAGAAACAAGAAACATGAACCAAGAAACAAAGAGTAAAGCACCTGCGGTGCCATGCCCTGCGGGCGTACTCGAATCGACTTGGTCAGACTTTGTGAAGCAACGCAAAGCCAAGAAAGCAGCCATTACGGAAACAGCCTTGAACGGCATCGAGCGTGAAGCACGCAAAGCAGGCATCAGTCTGAATGACGCACTGCAAGAAATCTGCGCCAGAGGTTGGACCGGGTTTAAGGCGGAGTGGATCAAGACCGATACCGAGAAAAAAATGACTCACCATCAGGCGAGCACACTGGCAGCGGCAAGAACAATTTTTGGAGATGAAAGGAAATTAAATGAACGAGCACCAAGAATCATCGATGTCACCGGAGCTTCGGCGACTCCCCGACTCGTGGGTCCAGAGGATCTTCACGACGATGCAGGGTCACTACGGAACGAGGTTCCTAAACATGTGGAAGACGGGGCAGATTTTATCTGACGGTCAGGACGCAGGAATCGTGAACGCGATGAACCACTGGGCTGAAAAATTGGGAGGCTACAAAGACCACCCACAGACCATCAAGCGTGCACTGGAAAACCTGCCACCAGAGCCGCCAACACTGCCGCAGTTTTGCGAGATCCTTCGGCACTCGTGGGTACCACCAACAACACCGTTGATCGAGAAGAAGTGGACGCAGGAGGAGCTGGAGCGCAACAAGAAATTTGCCGCGGAAGCGATGGCAAAGATCAGAGAAAAAATGAGGATGCCGAAATGAATGCAGTCGAATTAGCAAAACAAATTCTTGAAGACATACCGCAAGGCATGGACGCGGATGCATTTATTGTGATGATCGTGGCTGAAGCTGTGCGTCGCACAGAGACACCACTCTTGCAACGAATCAAACTGCTCGAGCAGGAGGTTGCATTTGCAGAGAACGGATACAACCACTGGCGACCAGATAGGAGACCAGAGATCAATGACTAACTACGGCAACGCAGCTCAGACCTATGAGCAACGCCAATCTGTAGGCGTGAACATTGGTGAAGAGTTATTCGAGCAATGGTGCAGACGCAACTCATGGAATTGCACGCGACTTGGATTTGATGAGAAGTTTGCAAATGTGGGCGCCTTCTACAACTTGAGCGCAATCCTGCGAAACATGCCGGACTATGTGATCGAGCGAGATGGCAAAACATTTGTGGTGAATGTGAAGGGCACGCCGCGGATCAAAGAGACAGAGCGATTATTGCTGCCTGATTTGATCACGGCATACAGCTCACCGAAGGCACATCTGATCTATGCATTCTGCCTGCGTGATCAGCGCGTCAAGTTTGCAGAGGCAGAGCAAGTGATCGAGCTGTACGACTGCGAGCATGATCAACGCTGGAATGACGGCAAGATTTTTAGAACCATAAAACTGGAGTATGTGAGATGAATGAATACAACCGCAGGTACTACAACTTGAAAGAAGCAATCGTGAATACACCAATCAAAATCATCGGCATGATGCTGTTCTTTGTGATCGCATTCGGAATCGTTGGACACTTTGACTACGAGGAAGAAGTGAGACAAGAGCGCGAGTATTGCGAGAATGTACGCAAGGGTGTGTGGGGTAACTACAAGCCTGAGATCAATTGCACAGAGGTGCTCGCATGGAAGCAGTGACAAATTTACTTTCAATCATTGGCTTGCTGATGCTAGGCGCTGGCATTGCTTTTGTTGCGCTGATTGTTTGGCTGCATTTTTGGTCGCAATGAGCAAGATGCGCTGGCGCTTGTGCTGCAATTGCATGAGTAAATTCAAATGGGAACGCGGCGTCAAATACTGCCGCAAATGTAGAAAGGTATTCGGATGAAATTCGCAAAGATGTTCGACAACAAACGCTATGGGCAGATCGTCATGATCCGCGCACAAAACCAAGAAGGCGCACCAGAAATTCGATTCTTCGTGCAGCCTGATGGGTATGGCGTGTGTTCATTCTCGATTGGTTGGAATGACGACCAAGCAGAGCAAAAAGCAGACGAAGCATTCAAAGAACTTGTGCCGCGGGAGATCATCGAAATCGTTGATGGTTGGATGGTGCACATGACCAAACAAAACGCGGCGATGAACTGATGCGTGAAAAATACGAGAAGCAGGTCACCCTTGCCGATGGCAGGGTGGTCGGCTCATGGTCAGAGGAATGGCGCAACGAATGCGAGGCAGCCACCCTACTTCGGATGCCACTGCATAAGCGCAGGCAGTACCTCGAGGAGGTATCCAAGAAGCGCCACCCAGAGCTGGTCCAGAAACTGAAGGATTCGATGAGTTTGATCCATGCTGCAAAAAAATCAAAATCTGTTGCGTGATTCACAACACCTGTGGATAATGCTAGAAATTTCTCGGGAGATATGTTATGCCCTACACCGAAAAGCAGCACGCGCTTTTTCAGGCGGCAGCCCATGATCCGAAGATTGCCAAGAAGCATGGCATGACTCAGGCTGAAGCGAAAAAGATGGCAGGCGAGGGCGTCAAAAAAAAGATCCCGTGGCATAAGCTACTGAAGAAAAAGGGACGATGACGACAAAGGGGAAAAAAATGATTGTGGCTGTAAACGAGCAGGGATACCGAATCGGTTCATCCCATCACAATTGCCGACTCTCCGATGAAATCGTCGACCAGATCCGAGACATGCACGAAGACTTAGGAATCGGATACCGAAAGATTGCGAAGCACTTTAACCTGAAGAGAAGCACCGTACAGAAGATCTGCAACTATGAGCGAAGAGCACAAACCCCAGACCGCTGGAAAAAAGTCGAAGCCAAAGACTGAAGCCGAGCCTGCAAAGGTTGGACGCCCGTCTTCGTTTGACCAGAAGACAGCCGACCTGATCTGCGCTCGCCTTGCCGATGGTGAAAGCCTGCGATCAATCTGCCGGGACGATTCAATGCCCCATGTGAGCACGGTCTTGCGCTGGGTAGCGAACCCTGAACACAAAGAATTCCGCGAACAATACGCGCACGCACGCGAGGTCGGACTCGAGCAAATGGCTGACGAGATCCTCGAGATCGCGGACGAAACCGCCTTCGATACCGTCGCCACCAAGGATGGATTCAAGGCAGACAATGAATGGATTCAACGCTCGAAGCTGCGCGTTGACGCCCGCAAGTGGATCTTGTCCAAGCAGCTACCGAAGAAGTACGGCGACCGCACTGTGCTGGCTGGCGACCCTGATAGCCCGTTGATGGAGCCAATGGACGACACCCAGCGCGTTGCCAAACTCCAAGCCCTGCTGGCTTCGGCTCGGGCACGCAAGGGCGGCAATGACGCTTGATGACTTTGACCCTGATCTCCTGCAATACCTGACGCCCGAAGAGAAGGCAGAGCTTGACACCCTGCTGACCACGGACAAAACGCTATGGCGCCCGCTGCCGGGTCCACAGTCGATGGCATACGAATCAACCGCGGACATCATTGGCTACGGCGGGGCGGCGGGAGGCGGCAAGACTGACCTTGCCTGTGGCAAGAGCCTGACCCAGCACCGCAAGGTGGGCATCTTTCGCTTGAACGGTACCGAGCTGACCGGCGTGATCGACCGCTTCACTGAGCTGCTCAATGGGCGCCAAGGGTACAACGGCAAGGACAATATCTGGCGCACCCGGCGCACCGATGGCGTGGCTGTGCAGATTGAATTCGGATCATTCCCGAATCTGGGTGACGAAAAGAAATACCAAGGTCGACCGCACGACCTGCTGATCTTCGACGAAGCAGCGAACATGCGGCAGGAGCAGGTGCGCTTCCTGCTCGGATGGCTGCGGACCACTGTACCGGGGCAGCGGTGTCAGGCACTGCTGACCTTCAACCCGCCAACAACCGCGGAGGGTAGGTGGATCATTGAATTCTTTGGACCTTGGCTGGACAAGAAGCACCCGAACCCAGCCAAACCCGGTGAGCTGCGATGGTTTGCAACTGTCGACGGCAAGGACATCGAGGTCGAAACAGGCGAGGAGTTTGAGCACAACGGCGAGAAAATCAAGCCGCTGTCTCGGACCTTCATTCCGTCACGAATCAGTGATAACCCTTACCTCATGGGGACAGGCTACATGGCACAGCTCCAATCACTACCCGAGCCACTGCGCTCACAGATGCTCAACGGCGACTTTACAGCGGGCATGGAGGACGATCCGTGGCAGGTGGTACCCACGACATGGGTCGAGGCTGCAATGGCTCGCTGGAAGCGTCCTGACAAGCTGGCGCCTATGGATTCGATGGGCATTGATGTGGCACGAGCTGGCAAGGACAACACGATCATCGCCCGCAGGCATGGCATGTGGTTCGATGTGCCGCTGGCATACCCGGGTAGCGCCACGCCCGACGGTCCGACTGTTGCCGGTCTGGCAATCGCAGCCCAGCGCGACCGAGCTGTCATGCATATCGATGTGATCGGCGTCGGCTCCAGCCCCTATGACTTCCTGAACGAGGCAAGGCAGCAGGTGATCGGCGTCAATGTTGCGGAAGCCGCAACAGGTGTGGATAAGTCTGGGCGCCTGCGCTTCAAGAACCAGAGGTCCGAGCTGTACTGGCGCATGCGTGAGGCGCTCGACCCACAGAACAACACCGGCATCTGCCTGCCACCTGACAACCGGCTGCTCGCTGATCTGTGTGCACCGACATGGAAGCTAATCGGGCAGACCATTGCTGTAGCATCCCGCGAAGAGATCATCGACAAGATTGGGCGCTCACCTGACTATGCCTCTGCCTATGTGCTGGCATTGATGGACACACCCAAGCGCAGCATCCTTGACGACATGGGCATCAGTCGCCCGCGCAAGGACTATGACCCTTACGCGCAGATGTAGGTACCCGTAACGCCTTGAAGTGGAAATAGATTGACATCATGGATATCGTGCCCTCAGACATGCTCACCTCAGTAGTCGCTCACGGCGACGGTGACACCATCGACCAGCAAGTGGACTCGCTCCAGCATTACATGCAGAGCCTGCCGCAAGTGAAGTGCGAGGTGCTGCACCGCTTTGCGCCCGGGCTGTACATTCGCGAGGTCTGCATCCCGGCTGGCACGATGGCAATAGGACATTGGCAACGCTTTGAGCACCTGAACATCATGCTCAAAGGCAAGGTCACGATCCTCAACGACGATGGCTCGACGACTCGACTTGAGGCGCCCATGATGTTTGTTGGCAAACCCGGTCGCAAGGTTGGCTACATCGAGGAGGACATGGTCTGGCAGAACATCTACGCCACGACCGAGACCGATGTGGAAAAGCTCGAGGAAATGTTCCTCGACAAGAATGCCGTCTGGCACGCTCACCTAGATGAGGTCAAGCACAAGCTGCTGCCTATGGTGGACGATGTCGACGACTACCGAGCCATGTTGTCAGAGTTTGGTGTGACTGAAGAATTCGCACGCGGAGAGTCTGAGCGCACCGACAACATGGCAGACCTGCCGTTTGGCACCTACAAAATCAAAGTGGGTGACTCGGCAATTGAAGGCAAAGGATTGATTGCGACTGCTGACATTGCAGCAGGCGAGGTCATTGCACCGGCACGCATTGGTGACAAGCGCACGATTGCTGGTCGGTACACGAATCACAGCGCACGACCTAACGCGGTCATGGTGCGTCGTGGTCACAAAGAGATTGATCTGGTCGCACTGCGCGAGATCAGTGGCTGCCACGGCGGTCACGACGGTGAAGAAATCACCATCGACTACCGGGTCGCCCTGCGACTCGCAATGCAAATCAACATGGAGAACTGAACATGTCAGCTATCGTTACAGCGGCGGTTGCCGCGGTGGTTTACACAGGCTACTCGATCTATCAAGGCGAGCGTGCTGCGGACCAACAGAAGAAACAATTGCAGATGCAACAGCAGGCAAACGCCGAAGCTAAAGCATCAGCACTGAAGCAAGAGAAGGCGGCAGAAGAATCGACGAACCGTGCACTGTCAAAGACGCCAGACACGCAAGCGATCATGTCGTCAGCAGAACAAGCAGCCAAGACCGGCGGCTCGAGCACGATGCTCACCGGTGTTGGTGGTGTGGACCCAAGTCAACTACAGCTCGGCAAGAAGACTCTGCTCGGAGGTTGAGCATGGCTCAGATCCGAACAGTCGATGCTGTCGAGTCAATCGAGAAGTATCGTGACTTGATGCTCGAGAACTGGCGGGAGACAGGGTTCAAGTTTGAATTTGACCCGAGCCTTGAGATGGCGCGGGCAATGCAGGACAACGGAGTCATGTTTGCGCTTGGAGCATTCGATGGCGACGAGATGATTGGGTACTCGACCGCGATGGTTGCGCCGCATTGGTTCAACCCAGCGCAGGTCTGGTGCATGAGTGATGCGTTATTCGTGAAGCGCGAGTACCGCACAGGACTGACAGGCGGCAAGCTCATACTTGCCACCGAGGCAGAGGCGAAGAAGAGGGGTGCAACGGCTATGCTGTGGCACACAAGATCCGGCACCAGCCTGTCGGATGCGTTTGAGATGCGTGGCTACAAACCCGCGGATCTCGTCATGATGAAAGGACTTTGATATGGGTGGCGGCGGCGGATTTGTAGGCGGTCTCGTTGGTGGTTTAGTGGGTGGCGTGATGAATGCGATTGGTCTCGGACCAAAGACGCAAGTCATCGAGCGCCAAGTACCTGCACAGCAAGCCAACGCAGGCGAAGCCAGCGCAACAGGCGCAGATGGTTCAACGATGGATGGTCCAACTCAAGGCGGACCGAAGCAAGCCTACGGTGGAACCTATGCAAGCCAGCGCAAAATGGGCGCGGCACAAAGCGGGGGCGGCTCAACCATGTTGACCGGTCCAACTGGTGTCGAAGAAAAGAACCTCGCGCTTGGCAAGCGTTCACTATTGGGTGAGTAACTATGAGTCAATTCCCTAGCGACGCTCAGTCGAATCCAAAGACTCCGAAGCGGGACAAGCTGTTCACGCGCTGGGGTCAACTCAAGAGCGAGCGTGCCTCATGGTGGTCGCATTGGCAGGAGATCTCTGCCTACTTGCTGCCACGATCTGGGCGCTTCTTTGTGCAGGACCGTGACAAGGGCTGGCGCCGTCACAACAACATCTACGACAACACTGGCACCCGTGCATTGCGCGTGCTCGGTGCTGGCATGATGGCTGGCGCGACATCTCCTGCTCGTCCGTGGTTCCGTTTGTCTACTGGCGACCCTGACCTGAACAAGTATGCTCCGGTCAAGCTGTGGCTCGACGATGTGACCAAGCGCATGCAGACTGTTTTCCAGAAGTCGAACACCTATCGTGCCTTGCACCAGATGTACGAAGAGCTTGGCGCATTCGGCACCAGCGCAAACATCATCCTGCCGGACTACAACTCGGTGATCCACAACTACCCGCTGACGACAGGCGAGTTTTGCATTGCGACCGACTACCAAGGGCGCGTGTGTACGCTGTACCGTGAGTTTGAAAAGACGGTGGCAGAGGTGGTCAAAGAGTTTGGGTACGACAAGTGTTCAACGACCGTTAAAAACATGTACGACCGCGGTTCACTTGACCAGTGGATTCG